GGATCGAGGCCGCTGCAGGAATAGTCTGGGTGGTCTACCGTGATACTCGTGGACAGCTCTTTAGCGCCGCATTTGCGGCATATACGCATCCTGCCGGATCCGGGGACAGGGTCTCCCCAGTGATGCGGAACAGGGCGCGATCTAGGGTGGCCGCCTCTGGCGTAGTCGTCCTGGTTCATGCCGCTGACCTCGTACCCTTGCACTTCCACCGCTTGCGCGACAGGCGCAGCGGAGAGTTGGGGTCGCGGGCGGCCTTCGGGTGGTCCTTCATCTGGCCGGCGCTGCGGGCGCAATAGGCATCGCCCTTCGACGTGCCGGGCTTGACCCTCGGCCCGCCGCCCTTGGCCTGCCCGGCTTGTCCGTAGCTAACCTTCTTGCCGCTCGCGGTGATCTTGACGCGGGCCTTGCCCTTCGCCGGCTTAGCCACGACGCACCCGCTTCTTCGCGGTCTTCGCGCTGTCCTTGAAGGCCTGGGCGGTCGGCGCACCGGGCTCTCCCGGCTTGCGCATCTTCTCGCCGCTGCCCTCTTTGATGCGGACCCGTTTGCGCCTGATGTTCTCGTAGAGCCCCGGCTTACTTGCCATACTTCACCCGCCGCTTCTTTGACGCCTCGATGGCGCGGCCCTGCTTCTCGGCCTTGCCCTTGTCGGCGTAAGACTTGCCCGACTTGCCGTACTTGTAGGCGACCTTGCCGCCCTTGGTCGTCTTCATAACAGGCATCTAATCATCTCCTACGACGCGCAGCTTCGCAACCCGAGCGCGGCCAGCCTGCAGCCGTTCGGTCAAAGCGTTCACGTCAATGTTGCGGTTGTCGTTTATGTTCTCGTTCGGCATCACCTTAGCCAGCAACGTGGCAAACGTGCGCGGTTCGTCGTTAGCCAAAGCGTGCAAATAATCCACGCCACCAGCCCTCTCAAAGGCTTCCATAATCGCAGCCTTCATATCTCGCGTCGTCTTGTTAGGCGTGCCCTTCTTGCGCCCGCCAAACTTCTTCCCTGTCGTGTTCGCCATACCAAATCAACCTAGTTTAGGTTCCAGATAATAACCCAGCTCGGCGCATCAAGTCGAGCAAAGTCTGCTCCTCCAACAAGTACAGCCGCCTCGACCTGTCTTGCCTGACGACCAGCAGGTCGGCGCCGTCCTGATCCAGCGCGTCGTACAAGAACTTGTAGCCGCTCTTCTTGCGCTTCGCCTCGACGGTGTAAGGGCCCAGCTTGATGTCGCCCTCCAGATCCTCGCCGGCCGCTTTGAACGCGCCACTCCCAAATACCCGCCGGACCTCAGCACCGGCATCCTGCCAAAACAACACCGTTTCCCACTCCAGTTCGTATCCTCTTTGCTTGTTTCTGTTAGGCATAAGCAAGCCTCCAATGGGGCTTGCATGCCAATAGCATAGCCCCTATAGGGGCGTGCAAGCGTGCAAGCAAGTTTTTCCTAATATTTTCAAGCATTTAAGCCAGCTTGCACGCACTTGCATGCCCAACTTGCACGTGCAAGCAGTTTTTCGCAGTTTTCTGCGGGTTTGAGTGCGTGCAAGTGCCCAGCTTGCACGGTGACTGACGTGCAAGCTGATATCACTTTTGAGAACATCTGAACGTCCACCTCCCGGTCGTCTTTTTGCGCTCGTCGAGCACCAGCTCGACAGTCCCAACGCTAGTGTTAACCGGCTGCTGAAACATGTCGTACAGCCTCTCCATCAGGCCAGACGGCATCCTGTCTGCGCTGCTCGGCCACCCAGCGTCGTCCCTCAAACTGTCATGCACATCAGACGCAGCGTGCTCTCCATATCCGCAGATGCCAATAATCTGCTCCGCCAGATGCAGCGCCAGCACGGCGTCACCGCCGGACACCGACATCGAGCTGAGGGCATCCTCCTTGCTGCTGAGATGGCACACGCCAATCTCGAACCCCTCCGGAAGCTCACATCCCTGCAGCTCATACACAATGGGCTGCAGCGGGCTGCCCTCGCGTATCTTGCCGGTGTCTAGCACAACCCACCGCCCCAGGTTCTGCTCCAGCGTATTCCTGCGCCACTCCTTGCGGTCATTGCCGCCGGCTGGCATCCAGTTGGCCAGCGTAAAGCCACAGTCCAGAGCGCTATAGATAGCACCGGATCCACGCCACGCGCTGCTGTCCGCCCTGTACCAGTCGGCGTCCTTCGACCGATCCTTCGGCGTGTGGTGGGCGTGCATGACGGCAGCACCTGTCATCGACGTTATCAGCAGGAACGCCTTGGTCAGCATTGCAGCGCTGTTGGCGCTGTTCTCGTCCATCGCGTCGGACAATGTGATGTACGGGTCTAGGATCACCAGCCGAGCGCCGGTGCTGCGGACCCAGCCGACGATCTTGGCCACGTTGTCCTCGTCGATCTCAGGCGTGCCCACCTCATTCAATGCAATCAGGCGCATCATGCCCTCGGTCTTGCCGCGCACCGATACGCCAAGGCTGTGAGTCAGCCCCAGGTCGACAGCAGCAGCCTTCAGACGCCTCTTGATGTCGGAAACGTGCTCCTCGTTCGCAATCCACAAAGAGGGCTCTGGTCGCTCAGCCCTGGGCAGACCTATCCGCTCAGTGCAGCCGGCGGCCAGCGTGACAGCGAGAGACGCCAGCCACCGGGTTTTGCCGACGTTCGACGTGCCGCCCAGCGAAGTCAGACCGCCGGCCGGAATCATGCCCTCAATCAGCCAATCGATGGCCGGCAGTGTTTCCAAATGCAAGCCTTCAACCGTAATGGTCTCGATCTCACCGCTGTCCGCCGCAACGCGAGCCTCGATGTCGGCTGCCGTCGTCTCGCGCTGCGGCCCGATAGGGCGCGACGGGGGTACCTCCATTATTGGAGTCTCCGCCAGCAGCGCCTCGATCACGTCGTCGTCCAGATCCGCAGACTGCTTCGCCGTCGCGCTGTCGACGAGCGCCTCGATCTTGCCGCGCCGGTCGAGCCAGTCATAGTGCCGGGGATGCGCCGCATCTGCAGCCTCCGATGCGTCCATCAGCGCGTTGAGCACGGAGACCTGCTCCTCGCGGGACAGCAGCCTGCCGTCCCTGCTCCGCTCTGGCAGCCGCATCGACAGGGTGCGGAGCGCCGGGTACAAATCCTCGGCAGTGCGGATGCGCTCGACCAGCTCGTCGTCGGTCGCAGTGTTCCACGATGTGGCCGTCAGCTCGCCGCTGCCGCCCTTCTTCACCATGATGGCACGCAGCACGTCGAGCGGGAACTTGGACACCGGCACGTCGCCGAAGACCTCGTAACCCGGCGTACCCGGCCAGCAGATGTAGCCTGCGCCGCCGGCCTTGACATCGACGCCCTCCGCGAGCTGAGCCGGGAAGCGGATTCCGTCGGCATGGCGAAAAATAAAATGCAAGCCCTTTGACCGCGTCGAGTGCGAGCGCGTCTCGCGCAGCCAGACTTGGTTTTCGTCGAGCCACTGCTGCACCTGCGGGCCCTTGTGCAAGTCAACATCGATGCACAGCAGGCCGGACATCGCGCCCATCGGCACGGCTATCTCGGCCGCCCTAGGGTGCGAGAACAACTCGACCACCCGATCCGGGTCGGTCGTAGCCACCTTGTAGCCGCCTTGTCCGGGGCCGACGCCAAGCTCGGCGTTAGACCAAGCCGGAACCTTGTCGCTGGTCGGAAAAACAGGCAGCCCTGAAGCTGCAACGTCAAGTGCAGCCTTGATTAGTGGCCGCTCGTTATCGTATAAATCGTAAGTCGGTGCCATATCTGGTCTCCTGTCCCAGGCATGCGATAGACGGGTGTTCCTTACCCGCACATCGAAATCTAACCCGGCCTCGCGCCGGGTTAAATTTCTCTATAAACCACCTCTTCGTTTGACGCAATGTTTTGCCATCAAGCCCCCAATGCAACAAAGATAATAAATATAACCGCGAGGGTCGCCACGAACACTACGCCTTCCAGTATCATTCTTGCCATGTCACTCTCTCCTTGTTTTCCTTGTGCTGATATAGGTGACTGACACACAGATTGCAACACCTAAAAATATTTAGGTGTTAGTTACTTGCAATCGGTCACTGACGAGTATATATTTCAGATCTACACAACAGGAGACGACCATGTTTTACCATTTATATGCCCGCCCCGCCGACGCTCAGGCCGATGATATCAAGATCATCAACACCATTAACGCGCTGGTGGAAGTCGTCCGCCAGCCTCAGAAAAAAGCTGTCGTCAGAAGTATTGCTGACGCAATAGAAGCGGCCGCCAGCGGACTTAATCATTTTCACGCTGAAACCGAGGTGAGAGCCTTCTGCACATCGGTCACCGATGTCACCGACAGAGATGAGCTGTCAGACATAATTGACGACTACATCAAAACCGCCCAACAGATGGTGATGGAGGGAATATGACTTATACGGACATTTTGAAAGACAACATTGCTGCTGGTCGCATGACGTGGCAGCAAGCCTACGACTTCTTGGTTCATCACGGGGTGCGCCCCGACATGGCAGCAACCTTACTTGGAGAGAAAAAATGTGGATAAAAATTGCCGAGAAAAGCAAAGACACAAATCATCGGTGGATAGTAACCGCCGATCACAAAGATATAGAATTGCGCAACATGATGCCTACTTCAAAGACTACTGAATCTGACCTGCCGCGGATTTATAACGAGTCTGCCAGAATGCTTCGCCGCGCCCGCCGCGAAGCTAATGAGGGTTACTTCGTGATGGCTCAACGCAAGCTAGCTCCTTTTCACTTTGAGTTGCTCATCGAAGAAAGCATTTGACCCGTGACTAATACTGACGTAAGAGATGACACATGAAACAACTACTCCCGCACCAGATCGAGGACGCCAAGTTCCTCGCCTCCAAGGCCTTCGCCGGCAACTTCAGCGGAATGGGCAGCGGCAAGACGCTGACCGCCCTTGAGGCCTTCCGGATGGCACGCAAGCTGGTGACCGATCAGGTCATCGTCGTCGGCCCGCCGATCAGCCTGCGGATGTGGGCCTCCGAGTTCGAGGCTTTCTTCCCCGGCGACAAGGCTCAGCTCGTCAAGACCGGCAAGACCACTCTCGACGGCTCCGCCTCGGCTCTGGTCATGTCTTACGAGATCGCGACCACGCGTGCCGCCGAGCTGTCTCAGCTCAAGGCCCGCGCCCTGATCCTCGACGAGGCGCACGCCTGCAAGTCGGTCAAGGCCAAGCGGACCAAGGCCATCCTCGGCAGCGGCGGCCTAGCCAGCAGCGTTGAGTATTGCTGGTTCCTGACCGGCACGCCGATCACCCGCTGGAACGACGACTTGTACCCGTTCCTGTGCCGGGCTGATCTGGACGGCCTGCGCCGTCGCTGCGGCGGAGATCATATCGACCGTTTCAGCCTTCGATACACCGTTGTGCAGAAGCGCCAGTTTCCGGGAGCTCGGTTTCCCACCAAGATGACAGTCGGCAGCCGCAACACCGACGAGCTGAACGAGTGGCTGTTCGACGGCGGACTTGCCGTTCGCCGCGAGCTGTCCGAGGTCTGGGATGCAATGCCTCCGCTCACTATCAACCGCCTCAACATCGGCCTGTCGATGGACGACGAACTGCGCGATATCCTCGCCGGCTTCAAGACGCAGGCCCAGATCGATCAGGCCGTCGCGGCGAACGACGAGCACATCGCCACCGCCCGCCGGAAGATCGGCGAGGCCAAGGTGTGCGAAGCCGCCACCGAGATCCGTGATCGCGTGGCCAGCGGTGCCGGTGCCATCCTCGTCGGGGCTTGGCATACCGGCGTCATCGACGCTCTGGTCTCCGAGCTGTCGGACCTGCGGGTCGCCGCTCTCGACGGCCGAACCAGCAGCGCCCGCAAAGACGAGCTGCAGCGCGCTTTTAACTCCGGCGAGCTGGACGTGCTGGTCGGCCAGATCGCGGCCATGGGCGTGAGTCTGAACCTGCAGCACGGCGGCAACCGCATCATCGTGGTCGAGGAGGACTGGAGCCCCGCGATCATGGACCAGTTCTACGCCCGCCTGCACCGCATTGGGCAGACGCAGCATGTCCACGTCGACATTCTGCAGTCGGACGACAAGCTGTCTCAGGCCGTGGCGCGCATCGCTTCCGCGAAGCGGAGATCTCACGCTATAGCAATGGAGGTTTAAGATGAGTCTTCGTGATGCAGTTCTGCGCGGTGCCGATATCCACGAATCCCGGAAGGAATGGGGCTTCAACCGAACAACCTACTTGAACAGCTCGGAGGCTGACTCTTGCATCCGCAGCATATGGTATTCCAAACATCGTCCGGGAGAGGCAGCCGAGCAGGACTGGGGGTACGCCCGGCGCGGCCACGCTGTCGAGCGTTACATCATCGACAGCTTGTCCATTCTGAACGACGTGTCCCTCGACCTTGTGGGCGCTGGTCAGGTCAGCCTGCAGGACGAGGAGCGCCGGCTATCGGCGACACCCGACGGGGTCATACGATTTGGCGACGGAGACTGGTTAGGCCTTGAAGTCAAGTCAATAGACCCTCGTACTAACACCGGGCGTCTGCCGAAGCCAGCTCACATTACCCAAATCCGTATCGCGATGGCTTTGCTGAACCAGCAGCGGGACTACAATTTGAAACATGGATACCTGCTGTATGTCGACGCTTCGAACTTCAACCGCATGTTCGAGTTCGTCATCGACGCCGACGACCGCATCCTTGACGTTTACGCCAAGAAGGCAACGCGGGTGTTTTCGGCGGTGACGGACACCGTCTTAGATCGCGAGGGCAAGCGCACCGGCGAGTGTAAATACTGCGCCTTCTCTGCTATCTGTGG